ACTCAGTTCAACTTGTTGGTCGTGGGGTTCCTGATCTTAGTTCAGGGACTTCACACCCACGCCCACTATACTATGAGCACAGACGTTGACAGTTACGTTCACAACTACTTCTAGAAAAACTTGAAGCAGTGTAAGCGTATCATTTCAAATTTCGAATAACGATTACATAAATCTGGAAAAAATTTTTCCGCAAAAAATTTGCTGAAAAAGATCAACCAGTTTTCTTTAGTCTCTGGTTAATGTAGTTGTCGTCTTTCTTGTAGAGGTTCTTCTTTCTGAAGTCGTCAACAAATCCTTGAAGATAACGTGGTTTGAGTAGATAAATTTCTCTCAACTTTTCGTTCTCATCTTGCAACCACTCAGCAACGGTAACGGGACTACAAATCTCGTTACCGTTTTTTGTTGTGACGGTGCCGTTAATATTGAGTTTGTGAGTTCCGTTGAAGAATGTTTCGTCTACTCGTACACCAGCATTGTAGTGACCGATGGTTTCTTTTACTTCATAGTGATGGATCTCTGAGTATGGATCATCATACTCACTCTCTCCAATTTTATAGACCTCATAGTTAGACTTTGGCCAGTCATACTGTGCATTGACTAGGTTGTTGGTCAATAGGATCACCCAGTCATAGAATGGATTGCCATATGCTTTTTGAGCTAGAGCATCTGGACGTTCTCCGTCAGGGATGCTATACTTCTTGAATAAAGTTACGGTCGAGAAAATATCATCGTTGATTTTATAGCGACGGAAGAAGTTCTTTGCAACTACAAAGTCGGATTCAGAGAAAGGATAACTGATTGGTTTCTCGTCGTATTGTATGTTGGGGAGAATAGAGAAATACATTTTACCTTACGTCGTTTGATTCTACTTCTTCTGCAAAACAGAGTTTTGTTTCTTGGAAGTTTAGTGTTAGTGTCATTGCAACTGGTTGACCATCATGGTATGTAGCATAAACACCATCTGGTGTGTAGTTAACGTCAACCTGTGTCACAGCACACATTTTGAATTTAGGTAGTACATCATGTTCATTAGAACCTTTCATGAAACTAACTCTGCATAGGTTAGGAACACCAATGAAACCAGCATACTCAGACGCACCTTCAAATCCAAACACTGTACCAGGATCTCTCCTAGGTAGAGTGCATTTCTTAAACTGTTTTATAATGTCATTGCAAGTTGTTGCTTCTGTACCATTACGAGGAACCAACTTAAAAGTAAGTTGAAAGTTTCTCATGTCTGAACTTTGAAACAATAGTTCAGTGTTTGGGTTTAGGATAGCACCAGAAACAGAACTGAATACGTCATCATTACTAACACTATCAGCACCAATTGCTTGCAATGCACTTCTTAATGCCGCAGCACCAGCAATTTGTTTAATTCTTCCAGCACCATCAGCAAAAGTTTCTGCGGCACTTTTGACTTTATCAAATCCACTTGCTCCAGCAGATCTCAAAATGTTTGCACCAACTGTGCTAAATGCTTTACCTCCCCAGTTACCTCTAAAACCAGTGGAGATATCCTCTGGCATATACAATACGATAGTTTTGTATGAAGGATCTGCGGTTGTGTAAGAAGCTGCTCCACTTCCACCTTGGTTATAGTTAGTAGAAAATTGAGTTCCAGCACTAGCATTACCATCAGCACCACCAACACTATTTTTTGCGAAAGGTGGTTTGTACTCATAGAATTGGAAGAGAACATAGTCACTCTTCTCTGTCATACCAGCGTTACCTGATCCATCATCAGGATAACGTAGTTGAGCAGATGAATAGTTTGTAGATGGTGGACCAAGGGATGTTAGTGTATAATTCTCACGATTTTCTACTCTCTTATTCTTCGCTTCTTCAGCAGAAAGATTAGTTTTTTCCCAATACCCCTCTCCATTCTCCTTGAGCTTCCACTCATAATAGCGACCACCAGAAGAACCCTTCTGGACTTCACCTTCTTGGGTTCCAGTTCCAGTTGGTGGTTTCTCTCTTGCTGCCGCTCGCTCTCGTATTTTCTCTGTGCTAGGCATTACTTAGACATCTCCTTGGATTGTTTGGTTCCATATCCTTTCACGATACGTTGTCCTCTGATTTTATCGTAGAAACTCTCATCAGTATCTTCCCAAACAGTTTCTTGATCTATTGGAAAAACCATACCATTGACATCTCTTACAAAATCTTCTGTTGGTAGTAGAATGGCAGTATCCCATTCTTTAGAAGCAAGGTCGAGAAATAGTCCGTCTACATGTGCTGTTAGATATTTATGGAAACATTTCTTGGGAATGTCAATTCTACCCTGCATTAGTTTCTTGGTAGCAACTATCCTTTTCTTTGGAGATAAGTAGTGTAGGTTAGCACCCCAAAATTCATGCTTGCCTGCTGCTTTGATCACGTAGACGAGAGGGAACCTATCATAGTAAGGCAACCATCTCATCTTTGCCTTATACTCAAACATATACAAATGACCTGCTACAGTATGTCTACGCAGTTCATTTGCATCTTGTTCTTTTGCTGCACCAACTTTATCCTTCTTCTCGTCTAGGATATACTTATTAAAGTTCTTTTTGTATTGACTTGCTTCTGCTTTTACGGCGTTTCTATACCAAGCAAGAGTTTTCTTTTCTCCTCCTGTTTTAGCAGATACCCTTTCGAATAGTGTTTTATATCCTGGGTCATCATTGACTGCGTTGCGTTGAATTGATGCAAATCCAGTTGCCATTGTTCTATACTCCTAAATGGTCTTCGGTAAGTATTAAGAAGTTCATCTGCCTGTCTTCACAATACTCACGCGCAGCGGACCATTTAGATTGGTTCTTTGCGTATGTCAGAGCTGCATTACGATACGAGGCAGTTCGTTTATTTTTTTCATTCGGTGGTTTTGTTTGTTTCTTGGGTTTGATTTCAACAATATACTTTGCTATGTTTCCGCTTTTTTCAAGAACCTTAATATAAAAGTCTGGATAGTAGCGCCTCACTTTACCATCAGGAGCTCTGTATGGTATAATGATCTCTTCACTACCCCACTGCAAGATAGAGGGGTTATTGTCACAGAACACCATGAACTTTCGTTCCCATAGCGACCTATAAACAATGTTTGTCGGGTTGCCACGGTACTTCTGAGGGTTCTTAGGTTTGAAATACCCAGAGTACGCCATAAATATAAAGTGTCCAACATAGGTATTTAGTGTGGCTGGAATAAACAGTTTTGCCGCTAAAATGGCAGCACAAGGTGGCATGGCAATGTCCAACAACTTCCTTGTGCAATTTGAAGACCTGCCAAGCGATGTTGTTCCTGATCGTGAGATCATTGAGTATTTCTGTGATGAAGCTCAGTTGCCCAACACTAATACCGCAACTGGTACACAAACTGGTCTCTACACTGGTCTTGGGCAGGTAGATTATCCTCATACTTTGGTTTATACTGAAGTGCAACTTAGTTTCTTGCTAGATGCTAATCTAGAAGCACTTAAGTTTCTGAACAACTGGCATAGTTACATCTTTTCTGGTGGAACATATGGAGATGATAATATGCCTCTCGATGATGGTGTTGGTACTCAGTTGAAATTGGAAAACAGAGTAACAAGATTGAGATATAAGAATGAGTATACTGGAACAATAAAAATCACTAAAGCAGAGATGGGTGGAAACGACCCACAAGAAAGAAAGTCGATTGAATACGTTCTAGAGAAAGCATACCCATATCAAATTGATGCTGTTCCTCTGCAATTTGGAACCGCTCAATTGCTACGAGTTACGGGTCAGTTTAAATATCAGAGACATTATATAATTCATAAAGACATTAAGAACTCTGCTCTATATCGCAAACTCGAATCCAACTAGAATTTGAAAATCGACTTTTCAATTCCATAAAATGGGGAAAATTTTTTCCGCTAATTTTTGGTTCTAAAAGTCGCGCTAAATATACATATGATCTGGTCTAAACATAATGGCATTACCACAAGTTGTCCTTCCAACGTATGAGTTGGAACTTCCTTCTAACGGCAAAACTATCAAATACCGTCCTTTTGTCGTAAAAGAAGAAAAACTGCTTCTCATCGCTCTAGAAACAGGAGAAGAGAAAGAGATCGAGAGAGCAGTAAAGCAATTGCTAAAAGGTTGCATTCAAAGCAGGATCAAAATCGAAGAATTGCCGATTTTTGATCTGGAGTTTATTTTCCTTCAAATTCGTGCTGTCTCTGTTGGAGAAGATATTGATTTGATGGTGACATGTAAAGATGATAATGAAACGCAGGTCAAACATCGATTGAGATTGTCAGAGGTTCAGGTAACTAAACCAGAAGGGCATGATCCCAAAATTATGCTAACTGATGATCTTGGCGTTGTGATGAAGTATCCTGCATGGGATGAATTTGTTACTACATCAATTATGGGTCAATCTCCATCTGCGGATGGTGTTGTCGATATTATCGCAAATTGTGTAGATCAGATTTTTGACGCAGAAGACGTATATGACAGTTCTACGACTACAAAGAAAGAATTTGTAGAATTTATTGAAAATCTCACAAATGCTCAGTTTGAAAAAATTCAACAGTTCTTTGAAAACACTCCTAGACTAGAATATTCGTTTGCAGTCAAAAATCCTAATACTGGAGAAACGTCAGAATTCACTGTTGCTGGTCTTGCTAATTTTTTCGGATAGCACTCTTCCATAATACACTGGAAGGGTATTACAAGACTAACTTTGCTCTCATGCAGCACCATAAATATAGCTTGAGTGAAATAGAGAATATGATGCCTTGGGAGCGACAAGTTTACACTACTTTGTTGCTTCAATACTTGGAACAAGTCAAGAAAGAACAAGAAGCACTTAAACGCTAATGGCACACGGATACTTATCAGCAACGGATACTAGAGGGGATTCCTTTGGAACTATCGCTAGCGCAATTGCTGAGCGTATCAAAAAATCCTCTGATATGGCTGCGCGAGAGCGTAGATTTGCTGAGGCAAAAGCAGAAGCAGCAGGAACCTCTCTAGATGAGGCAGGTATTGATAGAGGTTATTTTTTTAAAAGAGCACTAGGATCTAGTTTTGGTGGTGATAGGATTGCCAGAACAAGAGGTAGATTTTCAAAAAGTCCTACTGCAGGAACAGATCCAACAACAAATCAGAATGCTAGATTTCGTGGTGGATTTGATTACAGTTATAGTGAAAGTCCACTAGTAGCAAAAAAGAAAGAACTGCCACTAGGTAAGAGAGGTGGTCCTCTAGCAATTAGAGAACCTGGCGGACCACTAGCACCACCCATCTCTAAGATGGTCAACAATACTGCTTTGCAAAAAGCAGCTGCTCCAGCAGTAAACCCAGAGGTTAGGGGTGGGGCAATTGTTAGAGGAATGAGCAATGCTGGAAGAATTAATTCTTCTGACGATGTATCCAATAGAATTGTTGACATCGGTGCTACAAATCTGGGTGTTGAGAGAGATCTTCCTGGCGATGACATGTTTGTCAAACGCATGGAACCCGTTGGTGGTGGTATTGGCGGAGAAGGTGGAACTGCGGAAATCGTTCAGGCGATTGATAGACTAACCTTTGTTACTATGAACTTGGTTGCAGCAACCAAGGACCAAACAAAAGAACAGAAATTAATTGCTTCTCGTCAAGAACAAACTGCTGAAAAGCTAGCAAGAGATGCTAAAGCAGATGCAGAAGAATCTGCAATGGAGCAAGGTATAGATGGTTCTGATTTTGTTACACCAGAAGGACTTTCTGATCCAAAACTAGGTGGAGGTGGTTTACTAGGAGGCATGTTAGGTGCTGCTGGTAACATCGCTGAAATGGTTGGTGGTCGTGGCAGAGGATTAGGTAAAGCTGCCCAAAGAGGTGGTGGTAAAGGACTTGGTAAAGGTCTTAAAGGCATTGGTGGTAGACTACTAGGAAGAGGTGCAGGAAAGGCTGCAGGAAAGGGACTATTAAAAGGAGCAGGTAAAGGACTACTCAAGGGTGGTCTCAAGATGGGTATCAAAAAGATCCCAGTCGCTGGTCTCCTTGCTGGTGCTTTGTTTGCTGGTCAAAGAGCAATGGCAGGTGACTGGGGTGGTGCTGCTCTAGAACTTGCTTCTGGTGCTGCTAGCACCGTTCCTGGCGTTGGAACTGCTGCTTCTGTTGGCATTGATGCTGCATTGATGGCAAAGGATGCCATGTCAGAGGCACCACAGGCAAGTGGTGGTGCTATCATGTCTGGTCCCAAAGAGGGTTATCCAGCAACTTTGCACGGGACAGAAATGGTTCTGTCTGGCAACAAATCAAAAGAAACTCTCAAAATTGGTGAAGCTCTAGCTGAAGGTCAACTTAGATTTCAAAAGAGAAAACCAGAGGACTTTGCTAAACTAGCAGGTAAAGGTCTTCAGTTCTACTTTGAGAAAATGTTTGGATGGAATTTCATATTAAAAGGAATTGGTGGTTTGATATCTCTAATTCCTGGTGTGACGGGTGTAGGTGAACTTCTCAAGGGACTTGGTGGTGGTCTCATGAGTATGCTTAACCTTAACCCTGGTGATACCAAAGTTCCTACAGGATCTGATCCTAACGTTAAATCTCAGGGTAGATTGACAAGTGGAACTGGTTTAACCAGTGATCCTACATCTAAGATGAAAGCTGCCGCAGGAACAGCACTAAGAGGAGATTATAATTCTTTCTTAGGTGGTAACCCAGCATTTACTAGTGCATTTGGATATAGAGCAAATTCAACTGGTGATGCATCTACAGATCACCCAGGTATTGACATTGGTGTTGATCCTGATTCTGAAGTTAAAGCAATTCAAGCTGGTAAAGTAGTTGATATTATCCAGAGATTTGGAACATTTGGAAAGGGTGTTGTTGTAGAACACGCTGATGGATCTCGAAACGTATACGGACACGTTGATCCTCAAGTTAAAGTAGGTGATACAGTTGAAGCAGGTGATAAAATTGCTATAATTAGACATTGGCCATCTGACCAATATCCTGCAGGAAGACAACACCTTCACCTAGAGAGATATGAAGGCGGTGCTATCAAAGACCCTCAGAGTTATTTGAACAATTTGATGGCAGAAGACCAGGCAGCGGTTGATGCGGATACTGAGAAATCTAAACAAAAACTAGAAAAAAGCACTAACCCACAAGTTCAAGCACTGAATTCTTTGATGGGACAATCTAGGAAGAAAGGATCAGCAACTGTTGCAGGTGTTGGAACATTCTCAAGAACCAACCCAAGAGGTGGTCAGTATAAGTCTTTCTTTAGAGATACTGAAGGCAACGAGATATCTCGTGATGAGTTTATGAAGAGATTGGAAAGTGCTCAAAATGATCCTTCTAGTGCATTAAATAAAGCATCTGCAGACGTTGCTTCTGGAGATAGAGCAGCAGCAAATAGTGGAGGACAACAAGTTGCAGTGGTTCCTCCTGCAAGCAGTGGAGGTGGAAAGTCTGGTACTCCAGATGCACCTAACCCAGCACCAGGATCTAGTGATCTTCTTCCATCTGCTCTCAGATCGGTGCAACTATCAACAGTAGGATAATATTATGGCAGATTTTCAATCAAATACAGACTTTGAACTAAAAAGTGTTGTAATTTACCCACTAAATGGTGGTACAGGTCAAACTATTACTAAACTAGTCAATAAGGTAACATATGTTGAGAGCATTCTCTCTCCTAGTATTGCTGCTACATTGGAAGTTGTTGATAGTGTTGGAATACTCCAAAAACTGCCAATTCAGGGAACTGAAGTAGTAGAAATCTCTGTGATTACTAGTCAATCAGATGAACCTTTTGACTACAAATTTAGAGTATGGAAAGTGGGAAATAGATTTGCTAAACAACAACAGCAAGTGTATACAATTGGACTAGTTTCAGAGGAAATGCTCAATAACGAAGCAATCCGAATTACGAAACCAGTTAAAGGAAAGACTAATGAAATTGCTGCTAGTCTGTTGACAGAATCTCTTCAGACTGGAAAAACATTGTTCTCTGAACCTGTATTGCGTGAAGTTAAATATATGGCAGTTCGCCAGAGACCATTTGATCTTATTACAAGACTGGGAAGTAAATCACTTTCTACAAAAGCGGGTGGATCTACTGAAAGTTCTTCTAGTGGATCAAAAACAGAGGGAAATCAGGAAGAAGCAAAGCAATCTTCTGGTAGTGCTGGATTTTTGTTCTGGGAAAATAGAAGAGGATATAATTTATTCTCTGTTGACAGTATGTGTTCAGAAAAAGAAGGTAAACTGAGAGCAAAAGAATATGATGTTGAAACTTGGGGACCTTATGTAGAAAAAGTCGGCAATCAAGATGATGGTTCGGATGATAGGTTTACTATTGCAACATCGGACTTTGTATCTGACCTAGACATCATGACATCATTGAGAATGGGTAAGTATTCATCTAGAGTTATCTTTTATAATATAAGCACTGGAGAATACAGTGAGTATGTCTACAAAATTAGAGACAGTTATGATAAAATGGCACACTTAGGTGGACAGGTAGATATTCCAGAGTTCTCTGGTGTAGTAAAACTTGATCAAACACCAACCAGAAACATTTCTTCTATTATTGATCATGAGACATGGCAAAACGACCCAGAACCAGGATCTCCTGAGCAGCAAGATCAAGGTGAGGGAACATCTAAATCTAGTCCATATGCAGATTTTAATAAAGACTTTCTAGTGCAATCTATTGCTAGGTATGAAAGTTTGAGAAATCAGTCTTGTGTTCTAGTTGTGCCAGGAAATGCACAAATTTGTGCAGGAGATCAAATTGACATTAGACTAAAGAACAAAGTTCCAGGGGAGGAAGCAAAATCAGAAGAATGGGATAATGAAAGTAGCGGCGTCTATCTTATCGAAGAAGTAACGCATCAATATGATAGAGTAACTGGTACAAATGGTCAGTTTTACACTACACTTAGATTGATGCGTGACAGTTATGGAATGAAAGACAAAGCATCAGCACACAGTTCTAAATAATGTATACGGAGGTAACTTAAATGGAAAGCATCGAAAAGCATATTGAGGCAGATAAGGAAGAGCTTGCTAATCCCCAACTATCACCTCAACGTCGTCGCCACATCGAAGGCGAACTAGAAGAATTAGAAGCATACGCAGAGCGTCATCCAGAAGATCATCATGATCCTTCATCTCTGGAACTATACTGCGACAACAATCCAAGTGCTCCAGAGTGCTTAGTATACGATGATTGATTGATATGGATCAGTTACTGTCACAATTAATTCCCTCACAACGTATTGGAAACGATGGTTTTGTGTGGTGGATTGGACAAATTGAAGGAACCGCTTCCGATGAAGGAAATAATAAAGGCGGTTATCGCTACAAGGTAAGGATTATCGGGGACCATCCTAGAGATAAGGAACTACTCGATACTCCTGATTTGCCTTGGGCAAATGTCTTGATGCCAGTAACTGCGCCATTCATGCCTGGCAACATTGGCGGTGGTCACCCACAACTCGTTAAGGGTTGTTGGGTGATGGGTTTCTACATGGACGTTGAGAAACAGAAACCCATTATTATGGGTTCTATTGGTGCAACGCCAGGAGCAACTAGTGTACTAGAACAGAAAGGACCAGATGCCAAACCACTTACATCTGGTGCAGAAAGTGGAGAACTAGCGCCAAACCCTAATACAGACGGTGATCCTACACAAGATCAGCAGCAGAAGACTACAGGTGCTCTGCCTGATGGAACTAAGAGAGGTGATGGGGAAGAGCGTGTCAATACACCAGCTAAGAAAGTCAAAGCCATATCTGATGAAGAATGGTGCCAAGAAGTAGCAGATAAGTGTAAAGACGTTGATCTGAAAACTCAAATGAATAGCATCCTTGGCAACATGCTAAAGGACATTCAAAACAGTGGTGGAAATATCGGTACTTTATATGTCAATAAAGCAACTGGTGAATTAAACAGCGCGATTGCTGATGCTAGAAACTACATCAATAAAGCAGTATCTGTAGTTACAGAATTCTTAGCAAAAGTAAAGGGTTGGATTAAAAAGAAAATTCAAGCAGGTGTTGAAGACTTAGTAAAAGCAACTCTAGCACCAGAACCAACAGGAAATGTCCTCACCCCAGTTACAGAGTGGATTAACAATCTACTCAAAGACCTTGGATGCCAGATGGAAGATCTTGGCGAGCGTCTTATTGAGTGGTTGACAAATGTGTTGATGAGTTATGTTAATGAGATCTATCGTTCTGTTATTTGTCAAGTAGATGAACTTGTAAATGGTATCATCTCAAAGATCAATCAACTATTAACAGAACTATTTGATAGTGTTCTAGGTCCTCTGCAGGATATTCTAGGAGCAATTGCTGTGCCACTTAATATCATTGGTGGAGCAATTAATTATGTTATGGAACTCTTGGGCATTTCTTGCTCTGGTCCAGATACCACATGCTCCAAGTACAAGCAAGTATGTACCGATGGCAGTAAGAAAGAAGATGAAGATGACAAAGACTTCTTGGATGATCTTCTAAGTGACATTGATAATCTGTTTGGTGATACTCCTGCAGATTATACTTCTTATGTTTGTGATGAAGCATACACTGGTGCTCCACTGGAAACAACTACAGTTGGGTTTACTGGTGGTGTTCCTCAAACTGGTGGTGGAACTGGTGGTGATGGTCCTAAGAAACCTAAGATCACCTATAACATTGATGATATTGAAGTTAAAGAAGGTCAGATTGCAACGTTTACTGTAACTAGATCTGGTTATCTTGGATCTGCATCCTCTGTCAAATACAAGACACTCAAGACAGGAACAGCAACTGCTGGTGAAGACTATGTTGCTGTAGATGGTATTTTGGGATTTGCTGAGAATGAAACTAGCAAAACCATCACTGTACAAACATATGCAGATACTGTAGACGAACCAGATCAGACATTCTTCATGTTCTTGAAGAAGAACTCTCCTAACTCTGGTGCGGTCTCTACATTCTTTAAGAAAAATGTTGGCAAATGTACTATTACTGAACAAAATCCAAAAGAACCAGGAGATCCCTCTACGCCGCCTATTTCAAACCCACTCAATCCCATCGGTCCAGAAGATCCAACATCAATCCTCCCAACAACTCCTGGGTCTGGAACTGATGTTGTTACCGATGACAGTGGTTTCCAAACGTTTGATCTTTCGGCAAATAGAATTATTTGTCCAGAAGGTGAGTTTATCATCTATACCATCAAAACTACAAATGTAGAAAACGGAACGATCTTGTACTACACCATGTCTGGAAATGGTATTACAAGTCAGGATATTATCAATGGATCTTTAACTGGCAATGTCGTTATCAATGATAACAAAGCAACAGTAACAGTTGGAATTGCTGAAGATGATGTTGTTGAAGAAGAGGAAGTTTTGAGATTTACTCTAAACGGAAAGGGTAAGTTTGTTGATGTCTCTATTGTATCCAGTAAAGATCAAAATCTTGAGGACTTTGATATTGGTGTCGGTGATAGTCTAGAGACTATCTTCATACCATTTGAACCACCTACTGTTCTTTCTGAGGATATTATCACCGATGAGAATGGTGGCATTATTGAAATTCCTGTTTCCAAACCAGGAGATCCTTGGGCAGAACCACCATATGTTTTCATTAGTGGTAATGGATTTGGTGCAGCAGGAACTGCTCTACTGGATAAAAATGGATTCCTAACAGAAATTCGTATTAAGAGAAATGGATATGGATACAAGAAGAACCTTGCAGCAGATAGGGGTGTTCGTTGCATCATCGACAGCTTTACTATCTTGAGACCTGGCATTGGTTATACTGAAGTTCCTAAGATGTATGTCAACGGAGAACTTGGTGTTGCTGAGGCAGTCATCAATGATGATGGATTTGTAATTGGTGCTAGAATTCTTGATAGAACCAGGACATTTGATAAGTTTCCTGCCATAGATATTATTGGTGGTAATGGTTATGGTGCTAAACTATTGCCCTCTCTAGCATGTCTAGATACTGACGCACTATCCACTATCGGTGCTACCAAGATTGGCACTGGTCAATACATTGATTGCCCATGAAACCTGCTATTAACTATCCTTCAAATATTTTTAAGCAAACAACGCCCGACGAAGAGCAGGCGTTGACAGATAATCCTAGGTTTCAGACTTGGTATAAGGGGTGGTTGACACGTTCTGAGATCTATGAGAGAAAGTTGCCTGATGGATTAACCTCTGCATTGAGGATTGATGGTCCTGGGGACAGTGCATTCTCTCTAGATGACAAAGGTAACATTCGTATCCTAACAGGCAAGAGAGACCCTGAGAAAGGCGCTGGAAGCGGTGTCCTAGGTATTAAGACATGGGGACAACAGCAGATCCATAATGAAAGATCTAATTTGCAGTATAACTATGGATCTGATGACGAGAAACAGGCACTGAACGTTATCTGTTATGGTGATCATGTGGAAAATGTAAAAGGTGGAACGCGATACATCTATGCTACAAAAATCATTCTTAGTGCAACTTCTGAACTAGTCCTAGAGGGTGGTTCTATTAAATTGCAGTCAGAAAGTGACATTGAGATGGCAGCAGCTTCTATCAATACTGCTCAAGTCAATAAGAAAGATATTGTACTTGGAGAGAAAAAGACTGATGCTCTCGGTACGGATACTACGGATCAGTTTGATCCTCGTGCAACACAAACATTTAACTCACCAGGAAACTTACAGAGAAACGTTGCTGGGGACTATAACGTAACTGTTGGCGGATGTTATCACTCTTTCGCAGCAGGTGGTCCTGGTGGATTGATTGAAACTAGAACATTTGGATATTATGCTGGTACGTCCACAAGTGCTGCTCTAGGAGGCACAATTGCAGCAGGTATATACAGTTCTGGTGACATGGACTTGCTTGCTACTAAGGATGTGTTCGTTACTGGTGCTGACTTTGACATTACAGCAGCAAAAATTGATGCAGTCGCCGCAGATGTCAATCTAGATGCCGCTAAAGTGGATATTCTTGGCAGTGGAGATGTCTCGATCACGTCCTCAGGAAACGTTCGTATCACTGGCACATTAATTTATCTTAACTGATTCATCGGTTATCCGTATCAAAAACTGGCACAAGGGGGCTTGTTTTTGGCAACCTGCCATGATAAATTACTCCTGTAGCAAATGGAGAGGTGCCTCAATTACTCGCACCAAACCACTTGACGCGCTCTGCTTCATGTGCTATAATCAATCCATGCGATCGGGACAACCTGATCCATCATCTGCGGGTAACCATTCCGCAAGTAAATTTTCGAGGAAACAATTATGTTCA